TTAAAAATTAAGGTAATTAGCCAGTTTTTCAGTGGCTTCGTTTTTTTGCTTGGCAGTAACTGCGGTGTAAATATCTAAAGTCGTGCGATAGCTTGAATGTCCTAACTGGTCTTGTACTGACTTGATGGAAGCATGGGCTTCAAATGCAAGCGTCGCATAAGTGTGGCGGAATGCGTGAACCGTAACATGCTTCAAGTCATATTTAGTTAGAGTATGCTCAAGCCATTTACGTGGCTTAGATGGTTGAAACATCTCGTTATTTTCATTAGCAAACACATAGTGGTTACCTTGATTGATGTTAAAGCCGAAACGTAGTAGCCATTCTTTTTGGTCAACTTGCCAGTGTTGCAATATTTTGATCGTAGTGGGATCTAAATACACTGTCCGATTGCTACGCACTGTCTTAGGCGCTTGTACTAGCAGACGGGCACCATCACCACGGGATTGTGTTTTATTAACCCGTATAGTGTGGTTGCTAAAATCAATGTCAGACCATTCTAAGCAAAGCATTTCAGATTTTCTCATACCAGTAAAGGCCGCTAAACGAAAGAATACACTGGCTTGCGGTGTATTGTCATCATCATTCAGGCACTTAAAGAAGTGTTGTAATTCAGCCTTATCAAAGTAATTTTCTAAATTTTTGCGTGAACGATCATTTTTATTTACTGGCACAATAACGCGCTTGGCTGGATTCTCACTGATCAAGTCAATGTTGATGGCATAGTCAAGCACCTTGGCAACGTAATTCATTAGAGTATGATACTTTACTAAGCCAGCATTAAACCACTGATTTATGGCTTTTTGACAATCCTTAATGGATATTTTAGCAATCCGGTAATCACTAAATATTGGTAAAATATGAAGCCGGAACAGCCGTTGAGTCGTTACCCAAGTGCTTTCCTTAACTGTTTGTTTATATTGTGTGAACCACAGCTGGTAAATATCTTTAAAAATTGTATTATCGTTTTTAGTTGGTAGCCCATGATTGTAAATATCAAGTTCAAGTCTTGATAATACAATCTGGGCTTCTTTTTTTGTCTTGAATCCACGGCGTCGGGTATTTTTCTTTTTTCCCGTTAGTGGATCAACGCCTAAATAAACTTGAAACTGATAACGGGTATTCCCGTCCTTGTCCTGATATTTCTTGATTGTTGCCATTTATAATTTCCTCCATAACGTACCGTGCGGGGGCAGTGTTATGTAGAGAAAAATCATATTAATACTCAAACATAGTTATTAATGATCTTCCAATAAAACATGATTATCTTTTTCGTGCAATGTAAAGCTATATACGCTTCCTTGATTGGGGACGTTAAATACAATAGAGACTTTTTGGGGAAGAGCTATTTTTTTATTCCAATAATTTTCTAAATATATCCCAGTAGCTTGTTTACTAATGGAAGCTCGATTTCTTTCGTTGAGTGACACTAGCCATTTTGTGGTTTTCTCTTCCGACTCGGTTGGTGTATTTAAAAAACCACTACCAACTGGCAAACCAACAAAAAAGATTGCTTCATTATCAGTATATGAAATTAATTTTACATGAAAAATGTTTTCTTCGGCATCAGCATTATACATAGAATTTTCGACAATTGATTTGTGTATGACTGTTTCTTTTACCCCTATAGCGTATATTGCGTCGTTTTTGCTTTTTTGGGCGGGCACTTGAACTATATAATCATCAGGTAAAACCTTAATTATATCATTCGGTGTACAGGTTAAAAAGCGACATATTTTATCAAGGGTATCGAATTGGATACCTGTTGACACGTTTCTGCCTAATACTGATAGTGTGTTCATTGAAATACCAGTAGCCTTTGAAATGTCTGTCAGAGTAAAACCTTTCGATTTTGCCAGCTTTTTCAAATCTATTTTAATCAAAACAATCACTTCCTTATATTTAGAATATACAACAACTCGTACTTGACTGCAAAGGATAAAAAAAATAACCGCAGATAGTCATTTTTTATTGAACCATGCAGTAATTTATGTTACTGTTTAAATGTAATCGAGAGGGGGTGAATTTATATGAGCAGCACAGAAAAAAGTTGGCTTACATACCAGCAAGTGATGGAAGAACTTCATATTGGTAGTGTGAATACAGTCTACAAGATGATTAATGACGGTTTAAAGGTAACTAGCATTGGTAGACTAAAACGTATTGAACGCAAAGAGCTAGATAAATATTTAGCCTCAAAAACAATTTAATTGCACCATGCGGGGGCAGAATAATTTTAAGGAGGTGATTTCATGATAGCAACAGCAATCTTATGGGCAATCAAATTTATAATTGTGTCGTTTGTCGGCAACGTGGTGGTTAAGTTAATCAAGAACCCACGTCGGTATTTTGGAATGTGAGGTCAGTCGCATGGGAGAGCATACAAAAAAGACCTACTTTACTTTGGACGGTAGTAGGTCGAAGAGGTATTCAAAAATATGCTTTCCCTTATTTTAACACGAATAAGGAGAATGGAAAATGACAAATAGTGAATTAGTGGAACGAGCTAAGAATTTATCAGTGGCACGTGACAATCTGCAAATGGCAATTGATTACTTAGATATGGTATCTGCGTCAGTTAATAGTGGGGACACATGGGCAGGACAATTATTTTTCTCAAACCACCGCGCTGGAAACGTTGTTGAAAACATGCAAAATGTTGCTGATTCGATTATGGCAGTTAGCAATGACATTTGTCCCGAAGATTAGGCGGTGATGAACAATGAAAGAGTTCGCAACGCTTGATAAAGCAATTGAGCTGGCCCAGCAAGGCTATGCGGTTTACCCACTAATTGAAAACACGAAGAAGCCACCTAAAGGGGTGGCGGGCTACCAAGCCGCAACTAGTGACCAGAACACCATCTTTGCATGGTTTAAAAAGCACCCGACTTACAACTTAGGCTTGCGCCTAGATTTATCGGATTTATTAGTTGTTGACATTGATATGCACGAGCCAACTAAAAACGGCCGGACTAGTTTGGCACAACTATTTAAGCAAGGACAGACGTTGCCGAATGATACCTACATTGAACGGACGGCTAACGGCGGCGTGCATTACTTTTTGAAATACGCGGGTGATAAGGTTCGCAAAATTGACGTTTGGCCCGGGATTGACTTGCTAAGCGACTTCACGGTGATCGCACCAAGCGAGATTAACGGCAAACTGTATGCACCCTTAGGTGGCCGAACCTTGGCTGATATTAAGCCGGCTCCTCGATGGTTAGTCGATAAGTTGACAGGGCAAAAAGTGAACTGGTCGTCAGAACGCGCCTATACCACACGCCAAAAGAAGTATACCGGTCGCTTGTTAGATGAAATGGTAACCGGGACAACCCAAGGTAATCGCAATGCTTGGTTAACTAAAATTGCCGGTCGTATGTTTGGCGTCGGTGCTGATCCCAAGACAGTCTATAACATGCTGTCAGTGATCAATGATTCGTTCGTTGATCCGGCACTACCAAGCAAGGAAGTTAATGTGATTTTTCAATCCATTTTAAAACGAGAGAGTAAGGGGGTTCATTAATGGGCAAAGCAATGGATTTACCAGCAGAGACCCGAGAAGCAGCCAATAATGTTATCAAAATGCAACGTGACGCTGATTGGCAGAATGATTTCAAAAAAAATTCGGACGATGGGATCAAAACACAGTCTCTTTACAATATCCGTTTAATTATGGAACATGACGAAATGTTGAAAGGACTAGTTGTCTTTGACGAGTTCTCGGAACAAATTGTCAAAACACCACAAGCAGACAATTCACTGTTCAAAAAAGGTTTTTGGAATGATAGTGATGACACGTTATTGAGAAGTTATATTGAAGATCATTACAACCTGTTATTCAGCAAGGAAAACATTACCGACGCGGTAGTTACAGAAGCACGCCGCAAGACAATCAATCCGGTTAAGGCTCGTATTGAAGCGGTAGAATGGGACGGCCAGCCACGTGCTGAACGTTATTTCATTGATTACTTAGGTGCCGAAGATAATCACTACACCCGCACCATCACTAAGAAATGGCTAACTGGTCTTATTGCCCGAGCCTATGTTCCCGGAGTTAAGTTTGAAATTGTCCCTATCTTAGAGGGAAGCCAAGGACTTGGCAAGAGTACGGCTGGTAAGAATCTATACCCGGATAAATTCAATGATTCGTTGAAAGGAATGGGTAAGCAGAAAGACGATTATCAACAGTTGCAAGGTAGTTGGATTATTGAAGTTGCCGAGCTTTCCGCCATGAAGAAGACGGATATTGAGGGAATCAAAAATTTCATTAGTGCACAATCCGACACATACCGGAACAGTTATGGCCGCTATGCGTTACCGCACCCACGTAAATGCGTATTTATTGGCACAACTAACCAAACCGACTATTTAAAGGACGCGACCGGTGAACGGCGTTTTTATCCAATTAAGTGTGGGGTCAACAAGGCCAAATTAGATGTATGGCACCCGGACGAGAATTACATGCTTCAAGTATTGGCGGAAGCCATGTACTGGTTTAGGAATGGTGAACTACTATATCTGGATCAGGCCACCATGAAAGAAGCTAAGGCGTATCAGATGGCTGCGGAAGCTGTCGACCCTATGCGAGATGCCATCGAATCGTTTTTAGCAATGGAAGTTCCCACAGATTGGGAAAATATGAGTACCGGCTTAAAACAAAGCTATGTCAGTGACTACGGCCATCATTCTAAGTGGCTAAAAGATCAAGTTAGTAATGAACGGAAACTACTCAACCAAACAACAACTCTGGAAATCATGGAAGTTGTCTTCCATAAAACAGTCGATCGTTTTTTAACCGGGCGAACAAACTCAGAAGCTAAGCGAATCAAGCTATTAATGGACAATATGGACGGCTGGGAAGCTAAAAGAATTAGAATTAATGGCAAGCAACCGCACGGATATGTCCGCGTACAATGATCGAAAACACCAAGTGTGCCACGTGTTCCGGGTAATGTTCCACGTTAGGTGGTCTTCAAAGTGTTGATATATCAACGATTGTCCACGTGTTCCACGTGTTCCACGTTAAAACAAACATTTCCAGTACAGGAGGAAAAGGAAAAATGAAAGTAATTTATCCAAGTTTAGTTGAGCAAGCTTTTGACATTTACGTTAAACAATATGGACCAGTTGTCTCAAATAGAGTTAATGAATTAAAATCGTGTATTTACAGAGCCTTGATTAAAGAAGGTGCTTTAGATCAAAATGGTGAGCCAACTCAAAAAGCAAAAGATAAAGGATTGGTTGGGAGCTTTACCCCAAATGAAGATGGAGAATATGAGCCAGAAACTGTAAGAGACTTAAAACTCATGTACCCCATTTATGCACAATTTAGTGACGATCACTTTATGAAATCAAGTCAAGGTTGGTTAGCTGACGCCTACGTTATCCGAAACGTTTCAAGCCAAGTTTTGAATAATCCTTTAAGCGATGAAGAACAACGCAAAAATGCGTACAAGATGTTGGAACAATTAGATGATTAATATATAGAAAGGATCTAACTATAATGAAAATTAGAATGATTGACTATGATAATAAGATGGGGCAATGTGAGTTATTCATTACTCGGGAACCTGACCAACTTGAACATTTATATTTACGAAATGGGAGCGAAGTGGTAGTTCTTAATATTTATCAATTTGCGCGAAATACAAAAGACAATTTAGCCGAAGAACCTGACTTCGTGGCAATTGTTCAGTATAAAGAAAATGGTAATCCGGCACTAACAGACTTACGCAAAGAGGAAAGCCAAGCGGTACTAGATTGGTTCAATAACCCCGAATCAGGAGTGTTAGGTGATGACAATGAAGAACTATAATTTAAACCGCCTAAATAAGCGAGTACAGTTTGGCACCGTTAAGTCAGTTGAAAATTTAATAAACGGCACAACCAAGCAACAATTCGTGCCACTGTTCACTGTCTGGTGTGGTGAGTACACGTTAACTGTCAGTAATACCATTAGCCTTACTGGTACGACTGCGACAACTAACCAGCTAATTGCGGTGCGCCATGACGATCGAATCACGACAACCTTGGAGGCAATATTAGATGGGGTTACGTATCGCGTTGCTGGCGTTAGTTCTGATAGCGAACTGAATGCCTATGACGTGGTCACACTAACTAAGGTTAACGGTCATGGCTAAGCCGGTGAAGTTATGTGAGCACCCAGGTTGTCGGACATTGGTTGCCTATGACACACGCTACTGTGAGAGACACCGTAAAGCCACTAACAAGTTGCGGTATCACAAACGCATGTACGATTCAGATGAGAGCAAGTATCAACAGTTCTACAAGTCGTCAGCATGGCGCAAGTTATCACGGAAATTCCTTGAAAGCAATCCGGTATGTGTACAGTGTTATCAAGATGGTGTGATCCGTAAAGCCGATGTGGTCGATCACGTTATCGAAATCAAAGACGATTGGTCACGTCGCTTAGATGAAAGTAACCTACAGCCATTGTGTTACCGACACCATAACCGAAAAACGGGATTGGTTAGAGAACAGCGGAAACAACCAACTAAATAACCAAATGAGTGTCGTGCTGAAAGGTGCGGCGCTTTTTAGCTGAGCGGAGTTTTCCGCTAAGTTAATCAGACTGGCTAAGTTTAACTTAGGTAGTAGATCTGCGCAATACTGCGCTGAACTTTCAGCCGAGTTAACCAACCCGCATTTTGCGTCTACGTTGCCAAAATTGGCAATGGACTGCGCCTATTTTTCGGCCGAGTGAGCAATCCAAGTTGGCGGCTGAATTTTCGGCCACGAGACTAATTCAAAACAGCATGACAGCCCAGAAACGTTGATATGGGGGGGCTATGGTCGACACGGAGGGAGCGGACAGCATACTTTTGTGTTTATAAAAGTCCCTTTTGAACTTTGATTTTTTGCTTATTTTGCCGGATTGTGAAATATCCCTACTAATAATGCGAAATTTAAACAAATAAACAGTCAGGGGGTAATGTGTCAATATAAACATGTTATTATTTGCACTTTTTAGAGATATGTGCGATAATATAGGTATAATAAATGAATTCTAGATATATGTATCAATTAGCCGCTATGGGTATAACTCGTGGGGGCTTTTTGGTGCGTAAATTTAAACGAAAGGAGCACTCCGAATGGGTCGAAAAGTAAAAGCCTTGGCTAGTATGAATAAACATTTAACCAATGATGAGCGTGATGAACGTAAGGACGCTGAAAAAGCGTTATTTGATTATCCGGTGCTTGATTTAACCCCGCCGGATTGGTTACATGATCGGGCCTTGACTGAATGGCAACGGGTAGCGCCTTATTTAAAGGCCAATACTCCAATTAGTGAACTTGACCGGGCTATGTTAGCCAGTTATTGCCGCGCTTATGCAACGGTACAGACTTGCGAGAATGATATTCGTAAGAACGGACTGGTACAAACTAATCAAGAGACTGGTGTACGTAAGCCAAACCCTTACGTGGCCTTGCAGTCACAAGCGATGAAAGATTTAAAAGCCTTAGCCAATGATTTAGGCATGTCGTTATCGAGCCGGGCCCGCATGGAACTAAACAAGCAAAAAGACGATACGCCCGAAGATACTTTTGAGGCGATGTTGTCATGATTGAATATGTTGACCAAGTGTTATCAGGTCAAGTATTGGCTGGTCAAAAAATCAAATGGGCGTGTGAGCGATTTAAACGCGATTTAAGCCGTTCTAAGGACGACAGCTTCCCGTTCTACTACGACGAAGACAAAGCGGCACAGGCGGTCAAATTTATCGAATTAATGCCTAAGACTGACGGGAGCCGGCTAACTATGCAACCATTTCAAAAATGGATTATTAGTGAGCTGTATGGCTGGCGTGAAAAAACTACTGGTAACCGCCGTTATGATCGTGCGTTTATTAGCATGGCCCGCAAGAATGGTAAAACCTATCTAGCTTCTGGCATGGCCGCTAATGGCCTTTTAAGAGAACGTCAGCCCGCCCGCAACCGACAAGTATTATTCGTTAGTAACGCCCTTAAACAAGCTAAATTGGGCTATAACATGCTATCAAGTGGGCTACGGCAAGTCCGTAAACAATCGAAGTACATGCGGCAACGGATTAAGGTACAGAAGCAAGCCATTACTGACTTAGAAACTGATTCGCAAGCCTTGGCTCTTGCCAGTGATACCAGTACGCTTGATGGTTATGCCGGCACGACCGTTATTTTAGATGAATGGCACGAAGCCAAAGACCGCAAAGTGTACAACGTTTTAAAGTCTGGTCAAGCACAGGAAGATAACTCACTGCTGGCGGTGATTTCCACCTCGGGCCTTAACCTTAACGTTCCAATGCACGCCGAATATGACATGCTGACGGACGTTTTAAAGGGCAAGACCGAAGCTGACCGTTATTTTGTGGCAATATGGGAACTGGACGACCGCGAAGAAGTTTACGATCAAGCCAATTGGATTAAGGCCAACCCGTTATTCAGTGAACCACACGTTAAACAACGCATGACGGAAAAGATTCAGGCTGACGTTGACCTTGCCATTAAACAAAATAATCTCATTCCAATACTGGTTAAGAACTTCAACATGTGGTTGCAAGCCAGTGAGGACAGTTATATTTCAGCAGACGATTGGGCCGCTGGTAAATTGGCAAAGGTGCCCGACTTACATAATCGCGACGCCTATATTGGCATTGATTTATCCAAAAGTAATGACTTAACCGCGGTTAGTTGGCTTGTTCCAATTGGTAACGGTCAGTTTTATTGTGACAGTCATTCGTTTGTGGGTACTAAATACGGCCTTGATTCTAAGATTAAACGTGATGGCATTGATTACAGGTCAATGGAGCGGGCAGGTGAGTGTAGTATTACCCGATTAGATAGCGGCATTATTGATTATGACAATCTATTTGATTTTGTACAAAAACTGGTCGGAAAATACAACTGGAAAGTGAAAGCCGTCGCTTATGACCCGTATAACGCGCAAACGTTAATTACAAAATTCGAGAAATTAAGCTACCCACTGTTTGAAGTGCGACAAGGCACCAAGACTTTGAATATTCCAACTCGTAATTTCCGTGATCAGCTTTACGATGACAAGATTAAACATAACGGCAATAAGATTCTCGCTTATGCGGTCAATAACGCCATCTTGAAAGTGCTAAACAATGGTTGGCAACTGGATAAAGCCCGTAATAGTAACCGGATTGACCCGATTGCGGCGTTGATTAACGCATTTGTAGCTGGTATGGACTATTACCAAGAAAGTGAGGATCAACAGCATGCAGAAGATTACTACAAAACAGCGACTGCGGCAGATCTGTTCTGATTATGTACAAACGATCTTGTTGGTGCTTGGCTTAATCTGCTTAGTGATTGGTTTTGGTTGCTGGATCAGCTGGCAAGCGGGGTTAATATTGGCTGGTATAGCCATGATTCTGCTGGCCTTGCTAATTAATTATGAAAAGCAAAGAGGTGATTAAATGAGTTTCTTCGTTAAAAGCAATACCACCAGCGGCACGCATGATCCGGTAGCCGACGCCTTGGTTAGTTTATCAAGTAACGACCCGTATACGTTTGTGAGTGCGGCGGTGTTGCGTAATAGTGACATTTACGCGGCGATTAATATTATTGCGAGCGATATTGCCAGCAATCCAATTATGTGCGATACGGCAATCTTTAACACGATGATTAATCAGACCCCCAATAGTCAGATGGACGGGTACCATTTTAAATATGCGTTGGCGGCTAACCTGTTACTAAATGGTAATAGTTTTGCTGAAATTTTGCCTAATCATACGTTGAAATTGATTGCCAATAACCAATTAACGGTTGAACAAGATGACGTCAGTGGGGCATTGACCTACACCTATACCCCGATTGGCGGTAACAGTCGTCAGATTGCGCCTAACAACATTTTACATTTTAAATATTTCACCAAAGACGGCGTGTCTGGGATTAGTCCCTTATATGCCCTCAAAGATGAACGCCAGATTCAGTCGGCCGGCAATAAATTGCTAACCGGCTTTTTTACTGCTGGCGTGCACGGCACCACGGTTATTAAAGTCCATCAATCTGATTTAGGACCGGAAGCTAAGGACAATATTCGTAAACAGTTTGATGAAGCCAATACGGGTGACAATGCGGTTAACACAATTGTGACTGACGATACGATGGATATTAGCAACTTATCCTTAAATACCGATGTGTTAAAGCTGGTCAATTCTAATGACTGGACGACCCGACAAATTGCTAAAGCTTTTGGCTTACCGCCGGAGCGCTTAGGGGTTGAAAACGATCATTCTAACCAAGAACAAAGTGGCGTGCAGTATCTACAAGGGACGTTGCAACATTACTTTGATAGCTTTACCAGCGAGCTGTCGTTCAAGTTTGGTCATGACTTTACGTTTAATACGGACAAGCTATTGAGCCTTGATCCGCAAACGCAACAAGCCCAAGCGGTGGCTGGTTTCACTGGCGGCGTTATGAGCCGTAACGAAGCTCGGGCCAAGATTGGCTTGCCACCAACTGACGATGGCAATATTTTCTTAAACTTACAAAAGAATGGAGTGACTAATTCATGAAACAAGACCGACGGTTAACGATTGACGCCGAATTGCGAGCACAAACGCCGCAGTCAGCAACACCCGAAGACGGGCCAGCTGAAAATTCAGCAGACCCGCAACCTAAAGATTCCCAAACAAGCAAGGGCAAAACAATTAGTGGTTATGCAATTGTATGGAACTCGCCAAGTAAAGACTTAGGTGGCTTCACTGAGGTTGTTACCCCCAAAGCCCTTGATGGTGTCGATTTATCAAACGTTCTTATGCTTAATAACCACGACTACACTCAAGTGTTAGCCAGTGTTAAGGCGGGCACATTAACGTTAGAAACGGACGACAAGGGGCTACATTTCACCGCACAGTTGCCGAATACGTCGTTTGCTAATGACGTCTACGAAGAAGTTCAAAGTGGGAACGTTGATTCCTGCTCATTTGGCTTTGATAGTGACGACGACACCGACGAATGGACTAAAGATGATGGCGGTAATATCACGCGCACCATTAATCAAGTTAAAAGCTTGTTCGATGTGTCAGTGGTAGCCGTTCCCGCTTATGACGATACCAATGTTCAAGTTGACACCCGTAGCTATGAAAAATTTATTAACCAAGAAAAGGAGCCTGACAACATGGCAAAACAAACAATTATTGATCCTAATACCAACGGCAACAAAACCGGTATTCCAGCATTTGAACAATATGTACGGACACATGGGGAAACACGGGACGGTTTAAAGACTGACGGGGTCAGTGCGGTTATTCCTAAAGAGCTGATTACTCCCGTCTTCCAATTAAAGCAATCCAATTACAATCTTGCCCAATATGCGACAGTCAAGCAAGTTTCTAGTGGTTCCGGGACTTATCCAATTGCTACTAGCCGACAATCTGCGGTATTGGCTACTAAGGAAGAACTAGCGGACATTGCCGACGTTAACGCGAACATGTTTACGGAAGTGCCATTTGACGTGAAGACACGAGCGGGTAAGATTGCCTTATCTAACGAAGTGGTGGAAGACGCCGAAGTAGATATTGTTGGCGAAGTTAAAAACCAATTACAACAATTGGTTGATAACACGGACAACACGCAGATTATGAGCTTGTTAAAGGGAACCAGTTTCACCAAAGCAACGGCTACCAATATTGATGATCTTAAAAAGATTTTCAATGTGACGCTAGATCCAGCTTTGAGCAAAATGTGGTTAGTGAACCAGTCCGGGTTCAACTATCTTGATACCTTGAAAGATTCCGAGGGACGTTACCTATTACAACCGAACCCAACGGCACCCAGTGGTTTCACCTTATTAGGGGCGCCAGTCGTCATGATTAGTGACAAGTTACTGGCCAACAACATCGATGGGACGTTCCCAATGATTGTGGGGGACTTATCACAAGCGGTGGCTGTCTTCCGGCGTAACCAAGTAACCGCCCAATGGGACAAGTTCGACCAGTTTAGCCAAGGGCTTTCCGTCATTGTGCGGAACGATTATAAAGTGATTGATAAGACCGCCGCAATCAACGTGTCGTTAAAAACCACGCTTGGTAAATAATCGTACCCACTTCTGGGCACGGTTATACAAGGGGGTAACGATTTGGAACCCCCTATACATAAATTAAAACTAAGGGAAAAAGGAGTGATTACATGGCTGTAACCGTTGATGATATTAAACTAAGCCTGCGAATTGATGTGACCGAAGATGATCCAATGATCCAAAGCTATTTAGACGCCGCCAAGGACTACGTACAGACAGCTGTTAGCAAGAATGAAGATTTGACTAGCTACAAACAGTACGATTTTGCCGTGTCCTTGCTGACACAATTCTGGTATCAAAACCGGGTAACCGATATGACAAAGACACCGTATCAAGTCGTCAGCATGATTCAACAATTGCGCGGTTTAGTAACCGGGTAAGTTTTAAAGTGAATATGATTCATTTTAAACAATTATAAGTGAAAACATTTGTTTTAAGTGCTATAATATAATTATCCAAGTATTAATAGTATTGATATTAGCCGGAACGGGGTGTAATAGCCCCGTTTTTTTATACATATATCTGGGATCAGAAAGTGTGATTCTAATGCGCCAAGATGTTAAGAAAATTTGTAATTTATTAAAGCAATATGCCAAACTAAAACGTGACTTGACGGCTTTTAATCAAGTTTCTAGTCCCTCGTTCGATGGAGTATCAAGCCATAGCAGCCGAAACGGTGCTGAAAGCCGCCTGATAAACCATGTTGACCTGTCTTACCAGTTAAAAGAAGTCGAAGACGCCCTCAATGCAATTGATGACCCGCAATATCAGTTTATCTTACATAATTACATTATTGATAAACGTTTCACCCGGAATGAGGCTTGCGAACAATTATCCGTTAGTGTTAGCAAGTTTAATTATATGAAGAATGAAGCATTACACGCTTTTGCAAAATTTTACAGTGATCTAACGGTTTGAATGCCTAATATAGCCAAACTTCAACAATTTTATTGTATAATTAAAAATGTGCAGTTAAATATTTGCTGGAGTGTCCTTGTAAATGAGTTCTTTTATAAAAAAATGGTTGATTGAAGTTACTTTAAATATTACATTGTTAATTGTTCCGGCTTATTTGATAGTTTTTAGCATATTTCAAGATGGCCCCATAGTTTTATGTTTATCTACGCCGGTACCTGTTTTTGGAATAAAATTATTAACGTTTAATTTTATGGTTTTGTCAGTGCTTGATTTTTTGCATTGGCCGTCTGATTATCATGAACCTAAAACTATAAGAAAGGTTATTTTTGTGGTACACATTACTATCGCAGTCATTGCCTTGATAATAAGCATTAGACTAATGGCTTATCAATAAAAAAACTGTTAACCAAAGTTGGCTAACAGTCACTGCCCCGCGCAAGTATTAAGTCACTGGAAACAGTGGCTTTTTTGTTATATTTTTGGCTGTCCTTTTGGCTGACTTTTAGTGAAAAGAGATGACAACCAATGACAAACTAGAGTAATAAAAAAGCTGTAATCACGGTGTTTTTGACAACCCATGATAACAGCTGGTAACGAATATTGGGTATACTGGGCTCGAACCAGTAAATTACGGATTCAGAGTCCGCTGCCTTACCAATTTGGCGAATACCCAATAACAACTATTTAATAGTAACTTTTCCAGCAAATACTGTCAAGACTTTGCTGAAACTTTGTGTCTATTTTTTGCATTTTTGCTTGAATATCGTATCAGTTGGTGGCTAAAATAGTTGAGTGGAAGGTGAGTGTATGTCGAAGTCAGAATTAGATCATTTATTCGATCATCTGCGACAACAATTGATCGTATGGGCGGTCATGGCCATCGGATTAGCAGTTATGCGCAGCTTTTTGTTACCGCAATTATTGACTTTCGTTTTTTGGTGTAGTGTGGCCTACTGTTTGCTCTTATTTGTTGGTTTAGTTGTTGTGACGATTTTTAGGTGGCAAAAATCTTAA